CGCAATTCGACCAAGAACGCCCGATTGTTTTTCGGCATTCTACAAGGTGTGAAAAGGGCCTGCATGCAGGTTAATGAGCAGTTTATCGTGGAAGCGATGGTCAAACATCGAGCTGCGTTGACATCCGAGCCGCGAGGCAAGGGTCCAAACAAAAGCAAGATGACTTCTTTTTATCGTGATTTCTTTTCGCGTTTCCGTCCTGAAGAACCTAAACTTCATGAAGCTACTTCCAGTGCTTCCTTTGAAGCGGTTCGAGGGGACGGGGGTGCGCGAGGCTGGTTGCAGGGCAATCCAGACATCACTCAAGAAGAAATGATTACCATGGTTGAGACTAGACCGGGGGTGGTTGAATCCGTTAAAGGACCCGCCCTACAGGCTGGCTTCGAGGAGCTCGTTGATCGAGCTCTCAAAGAGCCTACCTCAGTCAAAGTTTCGGCTATCCTGGAACCTCTCAAAGTGAGACTAATTACGAAGGGCAACACCCTCCGTTATTGGCTCTCCAGAGATTATCAGAAACAGTTGTGGCGATATCTTCAGACATTTCCACAGTTTGTTCTAACAGGACGGCCTCTCATGGCATCAGACCTACACGATTTGATCGAACGGGAGAAAAGACTCGGTGTCTATCAGTTCACAGATTGGGTCAGTGGCGACTATGCAGCCGCTACAGACTCTCTGGACCTGAGACACACGAAGGCTGCTTTTGAGCAAAGCCTTCGCATGGGACTCTTTACCCTCTCTCCCAAGTATCAAGACGTGTTGCGAAGCGTTCTCTATGAACAGGATATCTATTATCCAGAGAAGCTAAGCAATTCGCATGAGGGATTGGGGCCTGCCAAACAGACGACGGGACAGCTTATGGGTTCAACCCTTAGCTTTCCTATCTTATGCGCTGTAAATTTGTGCGCATACTGGGCAGCCCTTGAAGAACGCTTAGGAATAGAAATCGAACCTAGGGACCTACCGGTCCTTGTAAATGGTGACGACATTCTATTCCGCTGCGATCAGCGCCTATACAGGATCTGGCTTCGGAAAGTCGAAGAAGTAGGATTCGAGCTCAGTCTTGGCAAGAACTACGTTCATAAAGAATACCTTACTGTCAATTCACAGTTATTTCATCATAAGAAATCTGTGGACTTGAACGGTCGCAAATGCGACACATTCAAACAGTGTGGTGTTCTGAACGCGGGTCTCTTGACCGGACAGAGTAAGATCACAGGCCGACAAGGTGCTAAATTAGCACCTTTGTGGGACTACTTCAACGAGGTGACACGAGGAGCTATCAATCCAGAGCGAGCAAAGATGAGGTTTATCCATTATCATCGGAAAACCATTGAGGAAGTAACCCAAAGAGGGAAATACAACCTTTTCATCACTCCCATGAAGGGAGGCTTAGGCTTCGACCCCATTGGGGATCTGAGAGCCACCGCCTTCCAGAGGAGATTCGCTTCATTTATGGATGACAAGCTTAGGAATGATCCGGAACATTTCTCAAAGATTGCAATAATTACAAATGCAGTCAAAAGGAACGTTCCATCAATCCGTCACAATCCGAAGTTTATCGTTCAGCCGAAATACGGCCCGTACGAACAAGGAGTAGTTAAGGTACAAGACACTACGATCAAATTGCCACCACTGGCAGCCAGGCCGGATTTCGAGACTCTCAATGACTTTACGTCAGAGATGAGAATTCGTCATCCGAAGAAGAAAACTCTTGAAGAGTTTCGTTCGAGGAACTGGCGTCAACAAAATGGTTCAATTTACAAAGATCGTTACCGTCTTATGGAGTACGTCGGTCAGAGGCCCATGGGACCTCACGGATTCACTGATTTATCAATGAAACCGACCGACGGAGAGGCTATGTTGGACGACCACATTTATGTGGCCGACCATGACAGCTCTAAAGAAGAGGCAATGCCGGACGACCATATTTATATGGCCGACCCGGACAACCTCGTCTAACTCCACCTTGAAAGATTGGGTCCAGAGGATTAAATCTCCCAAAACGGTGTGTTTGTCGTACCCGAGTAATCTGCAATATTGATTACGCTTCAAACACTTAATACTTCCGTGCTAAGTGCCAAAGATTGAACTCTAAGCTACAGTAAACTAGAGTTCACCGGCTAAATGCCGACAGACTGCACGGGAGAGCCCCTCAGAGGGTTCCTCTGGATGTACAGTCGGGCGGACGCGCCGGATCCAATACTACATACATTACCATGCCTGGTAATTCGAAGAGCAACTACACGCTCACTAAAAGATCAACTAATAATGGAAACGGAAAGGGAAAG